CTTGGCGTAACAGGAATTGCCACATTTACTGACGATATAATCATTGGTGACGGTAAGACTATTGGCTCTGCCTCAGATGTAGACGCCATGTCTATCTCTTCTGGTGGTGTGGTTAATTTCAGTGCTAGACCTACTTTTGCAGCATCACTAACTATACAAGATGGCGGCTCCCTTGGTTCGGCAAGTGACCTAAATGCCATGACAATTAGCTCTGGCGGTGTCGTTGCAGTAACAGCAACCACTGCATCTAGTAGCTCCACTACAGGCGCATTAACTGTTGGGGGTGGCTTGGGAGTCGCTGCCGATCTGTTTGTTGGAGACGATCTAACGGTTACGGGAGACTTAGACGTAGATGGAGCAATAGAGTTTGATAGCCTGTCTGGAACAGGATCAGTGGCAATCACTGATATTCTTGACGAGGACAATTTAGCTTCGGATAGTGCAACAAAACTTGCCACGCAACAATCAATAAAAGCCTATGTAGATGCCAATACAGGTGGAACTCTTACCGAAGTATTATCTAATGGTAACAGGACAACCGCCGCTGAAAAAATTGAATTTCGTGACGCTGCTATCTTTATAAACTCATCTGCTGATGGTCAGCTTGATATAGTTGCTGATACTGAAATACAAATAGCTGCTACTACAATCGACATCAATGGCGCTATAAATGCGTCTGGTGAGATAATTGCAGCAAGTTTAGATATTTCTGGGGCAATAGACGTAGACGGTGTATCTAACTTAGACGTAATTGATGTAGACGGCGCAGCTAACTTTGCCGCAGACGTAACATTTGCTACTGGCGCAGATATTATTACAGCTTCAGCGGGTGGATCTAACTTCAGAGCAGGAGTCAACGCTGGTAACTCAATAGCCTCTGGCGGTAACTACAACGTGGTCGTGGGCGATGAGGCGGGAACGGCTATAACTACGGGGGATTATAATACAGCCGTAGGCTATAATGCACTTGCCACTGAGAGTGCAGGAGCAGGAAGCACCGCTTTCGGCGCAGGTGCATTACAAAGACAACTCTTAGGAAATGGCACTGATAGCAATAACGTAGGAATTGGTTATGTTGCAGGAACAAAAGTCACAACAGGCAAAAACAATGTCATCATTGGACGTGCTGCTTATAACGTAACTACAGCAAGTAATAACATAGCCATAGGTACTGAGGCTATGGCAACTGAAAGCACTGGGCAGCGTTCAGTTGCTATTGGAACTAGTGCTTTAGCTACCCAAAATGTTACTGATGCATCGTTGACCTACAACGTAGCTGTTGGTTTTAATGCAGGAATAACAACTACCACGGGCTCACTTAACACCTTCGTTGGTGGTCTATCAGGAGACGCAACTACCACAGGCTTTTACAATTCCTGCTTGGGCATCGCTAGTCTTGGCGCTCTAACAACAGGAGCCCATAACGTGGGCGTTGGCGATGATTCAAATCCAACTGTAACCACTGGCAATAGAAATTTATGTATCGGACGCTATGCGGGATATGGAGTAACCACGGGTAGTGACAATATAGTTATGGGTTACTTGGCTGGATATGCAGGTGGTGGATCAAATCAGATGACTGGTGGATCAAATCATTTAATTGGGAACTATACTAATGTTGCAGCCGCTGCGAACACTACTTGCATTGTAATTGGCCACTCTGTAGCAGGAAAAGGCAGTAATACAGCTTTTATTGGCGGGTCTGGTGGTGCGTATCAACAAAACAATTCAGCCGATTGGTCTACAACGTCTGACCGTAGGTTAAAGAAGAATATTGTTGACAGCACTATTGGCCTTGCTGAGATTAACCAGCTTCAAGTCCGTAACTTTGAGTATCGTACAGAGGATGAGATTACAGAACTTGATGGCAAGATAGATAAAGTCGATGTGCAAGGTGTTCAAATCGGAGTCATAGCTCAAGAAATACAAGCTGTACTTCCTGAATGTGTAGAAACAACTTCGCAAGGAGTTCTTTCTGTATCTCCAGACAATATAAAGTGGCATTTAGTAAAGGCAGTACAAGAACTCAGTGCAGCAAATACTGCTTTAGCAGCAAGAATAACCGCTTTAGAAGGAGCATAAGCTATGCCTGATACACCAACAACAGAACAAATCGCAGAGAACTACACCGCAATGGGTCACTCTGTTGAATTCATAACTGACGTTATCGCAGGAGACGCAGAGGCTAGTCAAAGTGCGGCTGACAGACAGAGTTGCGTTGACCGTAACGTACAACACTTAGAACTTATGGTTGCCAAGGACTATTGGACTGATGAGGATATGGCGGCAACTAATGCGGCTATTACCGCTGGAAATGGGTACACTGCCAGTTAACTTTAACTTAAAATAGGAGATCACAATGGCTGAGAAAAAAACAAACACCATTACGATCAATGACGTAGACTACACTGAAGACCAACTTACGGACCAACAGAAGGCGATGATTAACCATGTTGGAGACCTTGACCGTAAAATTAAATCGGCTCAGTTTAACCTTGACCAGCTAACGGTAGGTAAGACCGCTTTTGTTAATATGCTTACAATATCAATAAATGCCCCCGAGGTGGAAGACGCCAAAGTGGTACAATAGGAGTGGCCTATGCCTCTTACCAAATTACAGTTT